CCTGACATGGAAGGTATGGCTGGAAGTGGTGAAGGACAAATGGGTCAAGAAGAAGTTGACACTGAGACTGACCCACCAACAGTAAGAGCTAAAGCTTTGACTTTCCCATTGTTAGTACATGAATTAGTTAAAGGTGTTTATGAAGTATTTGGTACACATGGTTTACCTGACGACCCAAAGGCTGCGGAATTGGTTATGGGGGCTGAAGATACACTTCCTTCTGAAATTTGGGATTCAAGATTAGGACCTGTATTTTGGGAAAAGTTCCAAGAAGCATATCCGTTAGAACTTTTTGAAGATGATATGAAACACATACAACATCATTTGTTTTTCAGATTCTCTAAATTAGATGCTAAACAATTCTTCAAAGTGAGTAATGCTATTTTAGCAGGTAATCCTGAAGGTATGGTATTCATTCAAAGATTGGTTGATGAAATTGTTTCTGATTTGAAAAAACAAGAATATGATGACGCAATGAATCAATATGATTCAGATGACGATGTTGATGATATAGACATTTCAAGTTTAGGATTCTAAAAAAACAAACCCCTCAATAGAGGGGTTTCTTATTAATGAACCATTATTATATTTATTAATAAAGGTATGACGAAAGAACAAGTAATGATTGAGTATGTTAGATGTATGAGGGACACACCTTATGCACTAAAAACATATTTACAAACTTATGACAATACTGTGTCAAAATATGTTCCATTGGAATTATTTCCTGACCAAATTAGTTTGTTACAAGATTATGAAGAACATAATGAAAATATTGCGTTAAAGTATAGACAGGCAGGTGTATCTACAGTTACTGCCGCTTGGGTCTCAAAAAAATTAGCGTTTGCTAAAAAAACTAAACCCGAAAAGATTTTGATTATTGCTAACAAATTGGATACTTCCTTGGAGATGGCAAATAAAATCAGGGCGTTTGTTAGTCAATGGCCTGATTGGGTTAGTATTGATTTTGCTACCGAAAAAAATTCACAAAAACATTATAAATTAAATAATGGATGTGAGGTTAAGGCGGTTGCAACATCTAAAGATGCCTTGAGAGGTTTCACTCCAACAATATTGATTTTTGACGAAGCTGCCTTTATTGAGGCCGATAGTGACTTTTGGGCAGCTTGTATGGCATCTCTTTCTACGGGTGGTAAAGTGATTGTGGTATCAACACCTAATGGATACGACGCAATATATTATGAAATATATGACCAAGCAAACAGAAGTATGAATGATTTCAAAATTTCTGAGATGTATTGGTATCGTGACCCACGATATACAAAAGATTTATATATGGTTAAGACAAGAGATATCATTCATTATCTTTTGAACAAAGAGGAATATCCTCTCAATGATATTATTAGTTGGGAACCAATACCATTTTCTGATAGAAACTATGATGATTTAAAAAAAATTATTGACGACGGTTACAAACCATGTTCATCTTGGTTTGAAAGTATGGTGAAAAAACTTAAATATGACAAACGTAAAGTTTCTCAGGAGTTGGAATGTAACTTTTTAGGTTCGGGTGATAACGTATTTGATTCTAATATGATGCAAAATATTAGAGAAAATATGATTCGTGAACCACAAAACAAGATGATGGGAAATTCCTTGTGGATATGGAAAGAACCTGTATTAGGTCACAAATATATCATGGGTGTTGACGTTTCAAGAGGGGATAGTGAGGATTTTAGTTCTTTTCAAATCATTGATTTTGACGAGAGAGAACAGGTTGCTGAATTTGTTGGAAAACTTCCACCTGATACTATGGCTGAAATATGTTATAAATGGGCGAATATGTATTCTTGTTTTATTGTAATAGATATTACCGGAGGTATGGGAGTTTCTACCTCAAGAAAGTTACAAGAAATGGGTTACAAAGATTTATATGTTGATGGTGTTGACACCGCTAATAAGTGGAAATACGACCCAAAGGCTACTGAAAAAATACCAGGTATTAATTTTAATAATAAACGTGTTCAAATAATTGCATCGTTTGAAGAGGCGTTGAGACATGAATTTAAAATTTATAGTTCAAGATTGTTTAACGAAATGAATACTTTTATTTATATCAATGGACGACCTGACCACCAAAAAGGACAACATGATGACTTGATTATGTCACTTGCAATGGCTTGTTATGTCGCGGAATCTTCATTTACAAATTTGAAAAGAGTCACTGAACAAACAAAGGCAATGTTGGATTCATGGAGTGTATCCAATAACGATAATATAAGTAAACAAATTGAATTTAATCCTGTGATACCAACTCTTACTGACAATATGAATCAATCTAACAGGAATAGTCACTCAAGAGAGGATTATATGAAATACGGTTGGTTATTTGGAGTTAAGTAATATTTATGACTAATGGGATTTTCATCAAGAAAGAGAACAAAAAGTATTTACATGGGGTCAAAGTTAAGTGTCCCTGGTCAAGGTATATATACGGCCAAATTAAGCCCGTCTGAAAAAACGCAAGTTAACATACAAAGTAATAGAGAGCCAAGACCTTCATCAACACCAAAGCCGGTGTTAAGTTCAACACCTACTCCGACACCGACACCTCTTCCATCAACAAGTGTTACACCAACACCGACTATAACACCGACAAATACTGTAACACCGACTATAACACCGACAAATACTGTAACACCGACTATAACACCGACAAATACTGTAACACCGACTATAACACCGACAAATACTGTAACACCAACAATAACACCAACTGAAACTCCTACACCTACACCAACACCTTCGTCAACACCTATACCAGTACCATTTATTAGCATTTGGGATACTACCAACACTTCGGCAGGGTCATCAACTTCTAATCAGGTGTCTTTACCTTTAGATAACTCTGTATTTTATAATGGTACTATTGATTGGGGTGATGGTAATATTAGTGCTAATACTTTTGCAAATAAAACTCATACATATTCATCACCAGGTGTTTATACAATAACTATATTAGGAACAAATATTGGATTTGGTTCAATTAATAATGGTGGTGATAAACTTAAATTGATTGAAATAATTCAATGGGGAAATTTTCTTCCTCAAGGGTCATTATCAGGTTATTGGTTTTCGGGATGTCAAAATTTAAAATTATCTGGAGTTACCGACTCTATTACTTTAGGTTATACAATTGATTTAGGTTCAATGTTTAGTAATTGTACTTCATTAACTACAATAAACAATTCAAATAGTTGGGATGTGTCAAACGTAACTAATATGGCTAATATGTTTTATTTATGTAGTAACTTTAATGATTCGGGTATTGCGTCTTGGGATGTGTCAAACGTAATTAATATGAGTAGTATGTTTTTAAATAACACATCATTTAACCAAAATTTGAATTCGTGGAATGTATCAGGAGTTACTCTCATGTCTAGTATGTTCCAAAATGCAACTTCATTTAATCAGCCGTTAAGTGGATGGAACACATCTAATGTAACAAATATGGTTGGAATGTTTGGTCTTGCAACGTCATTTAACCAAGATATTGGGTCATGGGATGTGTCAAACGTAACTAATATGAGCACTATGTTTTTTAATTGTAATTCATTTAACAAACCTTTAAATTCTTGGAATGTATCAGGTGTTACATTTATGCAAGCGATGTTCTTTGGTACAACATCATTTAATCAAGATATTGGGTTATGGAATGTATCAGGAGTTACTGTCATGTCTAACATGTTCCAAAATGCAACTAATTTTAATCAAGATTTAAGTGGATGGTGTGTAACATTAATACCTTCATTACCATTAAATTTTAACACAAGCACTCCAGCATGGGTTCTACCAAAACCAATTTGGGGAACATGTCCACCTTAAAATATTATTTAAATATTTAAATATAAAGATTTAGAATTAAAATTATAATATGGAAAACAATCAAAATAATCAATTAACGGTTTGGCAAAGATTATCCCAAGCATTTGGGCCCAATTCTTTACTGAATCAAGATTATCCAACTTACAAATACGATAAAGAAGAATTATTAAAAACCACTTCTAAACAAGAGTACGATAATGAACTTTTACAAGCTCAACAAACTTTTTATTTAGCAAATCAGTGGACTAAAATTGAAAGTAATTTATATACTCAAGCAGTATATTATGAACCAACTCGTTTGGCTTCTTTCTATGACTATGAGTCAATGGAATATACTCCTGAGATATCTGCAGCGTTAGATATCTATGGTGAAGAATCAACAACTGTTGACCAAAATGGTTATATGTTACAGATTTATTCTGAATCTAAACGTATTAAATCAATCTTAGCGGATTTATTTAACAACGCATTAGATTTAAATACTAACTTACCTATGTGGACAAGAAACACATGTAAGTATGGTGACAACTTTGTTTACTTAAAATTGGATGCTGACAAAGGAGTTGTTGGATGTATGCAATTACCAAATATTGAGATTGAACGTCTTGAAAGAGGTATGGCTGCAAAATCTCAAAATGTTGATGAACCAAAAGAACACAAAGGTTTGAGATTTAAGTGGAAGGCTAAAGACATGGAATTTAATTCATGGGAAATGGCTCACTTCAGATTGTTAGGTGATGATAGAAAACTTCCTTACGGAACTTCCATGTTAGAAAAAGCAAGACGTATTTGGAAACAATTATTGTTATCTGAAGACGCGATGTTGATTTATAGAACATCAAGAGCACCTGAAAGAAGGGTATTTAAAGTGTTTGTTGGTAACATGGATGATAAAGATGTTGAACCGTATGTACAAAGGGTTGCCAATAAGTTTAAAAGGTCACAAGTTGTTGATAGTGCTACGGGTAACGTAGATATGAGATTCAACCAAATGGCGGTTGACCAAGATTATTTTATACCTGTTCGTGACGCAACAGCTGTAAATCCTATTGATACATTACCTGGTGCTACAAACCTATCAGAAATTGCGGATATTGAATATATTCAAAAGAAATTATTAACGGCTCTTCGTGTCCCTAAAGCATTTTTAGGATTTGAAGAGGTAGTTGGTGATGGTAAAAACTTATCATTACAAGATATTCGTTTTGCAAGAACAATTAACAGAATTCAAAAATGTATGATTGCAGAATTAAATAAAATTGCAATTGTCCATTTATTTATTTTAGGATTTGAAGACGAATTAAATAATTTTACTTTAGGTCTTACAAATCCATCCACACAAGCCGACTTACTTAAAATTGATGTTTGGAAAGAAAAAATAATTCTATACAAAGACGCAGTTACCGCCATTGAGGGTATTGCCCCTGTATCTGTTTCTTGGGCTAAGAAACATGTTTTAGGATTCTCAGATGATGAAATTAAACTTGATTTACAACAACAACGTATTGAAAAGGCAGTTGGAGCTGAGTTAACTAATACTCCAACAATTATTATTCATACAGGAATATTTGATAACGTTGACAAACTTTATGGAAGTAAATCAGGTAGTACCGCATCTGCGGGAACAACACCTCCACCACCACCTGGTGATGAATTAGGAGGACCAACACCACCACCGGCAGGAGGACCTGAAGGAGGATTACCTGAAAGTGAGAAAAAAGATAATTACAATATTCTTTTAGAATCTGATGGTTTTCTTGACGATGATTCTTTCATTGATTTATCAAGAGGGAAAAATTATTTAGGGGAGATTGAAGAACAATTGAGTAAAATATTAAGAGATTGATATTTATAAATAAAAAGAAATGAAATTTGGTATTTTAAAATCAAAAGTTGATAGAAGATTATTAGAATCTTACTCTAATCAAACTTTCCAAAAAGAATTAAAAACATTCAAAAAATTAGTTTTGGAAAATTCAAATATTAGTAAATTGTTTTACTTATATGATGAATTAAAAACTAATCAAGGTTTGAACGAATCAGTTCTTGAAGATTATATTAATGAGTGCACTAAAATTTATGAGAGTACTATTAGTAAAATTAAACCTCAATCAATTGAAAAAATTAAAAGTTGGGTTAAAAATACTAACTCAAAAAATAATTACGACGATATTGATAATTTATTTTCAAAAAATGTTTTAACTATTGAATCTAAACTCAAAAGTAAAAATATTATTAAAGAATCTTTAAGTAAAACTCCGGTTAAGAAAACGGTTCCTATCAATATTCCTATTTCTTCAATGATTAGTGTTGCAAACAATACTATCAAACATTATATTGAAAATTTAAATGAGGCTGAACAAAAAGAACTTATTAAATTTTTGAATACAGATGAAAAAGAATTGAAAGTAAAATTTGAAAATTTAAAAGAGAATGTTGTAAATAAATTAAACGTCATTAAAGAATCTGAAAAAGATTCAGATGTTATCACCAGAATTGATGAAACGATTAAAACGGTTAGTTCAGAAAAATACGACAAACTTAATTATTTCAAATTATCTGATTTAAACGATAATCTTTAATTCTCGTTTTTCATTTTCTGAACGTAAATTGCCTTGTTGATTTGATTTCTACGATTACTAGATTTTTTAACAAAAGTTTTACGATTAATTAATTCCTGACTTTGACGAGTCTTAATTACCTTATTCTTCAATTGCTTTAAGGCCTTTTCTATTGGTGTGTTTTTATCTATTTTAACTATTAACATATTTTAGAAATATCTGCAAATATAAAAAAATTTTGACTTACACTACATTTATACCTATTTTTTTTAAAAATAAACTTAGGAAAAATGAAAATTAATGAAAAAAGGCAAAACCTCAAAAATACATGGTTTTAAAACTGCTAAAACAATTTACGGAACAGTAGATTCATTCGAATTAAAATCAATGTATTTAAATATTCAAACATGGGTTGAACCAAAAGAAGAGTTGGAGAATTGGACAAGAGTAGTATCAAACTTAAGTAGAGCTATAAGACATTCAGTATACGAGTCAGTAAACACGGAAATATACGATAATAAATTTATTGTTGATTTAGATTTAAGGTCATCAGGATTATCAAAAGGAAAAAAATCATTTTTAAATTTAGAAGTAAATTTATATTTGTTGGACTCAACTTTAGATTTCAAATCAAAAGAAATTAAAGATTCCCTTAAAGAAATTTGTAAAAGTATATTCAAAAATAATTTTTCAAATAACAAATATTTCTCATTTCATTATTCAAAAACAAATAAAACGAAACCAATACCGACACAAAGTTAATGTTTTCAATATTTATTATATAAAACATTGAAATGAACTTACAAATAATAAAACCTGGTCAAGTTGGGAAAGGAATTCTTATTGAGTATGACGCAGGATACATCAATCCAAATGAGAACGGTAATGAGAAAATAATTAAAGAATCTAAGAATTTTTTAGACCACTCAAAACCATTTGAATTTTATGCGGTTTTACAAAAATACGATACCCCAAATAGAAATGGTAGGCTATACCCTGAAAAAATATTAAAAAGAGAAGCTGACAATTATAAAAAATTGATTGAGAAGGGAACTTCTTTATCAGAATTAAATCATCCAGAATCTTCATTAATTGATTTAGATAGAGTTTCACACATCATCACTGAAGTATGGTGGGATGGAAAAGTGTTAATGGGTAAATTAAAATTGTTGACATCACCAGGATTTCACGAAAGAGGAATCTGTTCAACAAAAGGAGATTTAGCCGCAAACTATTTGAGACAAGGAGTTACTCTTGGTATATCTTCTCGTGGTGTAGGTTCATTGAAAAAAGTCGGAGAACAAAATGAAGTACAAGATGATTTTGAACTTATTTGTTTTGACCTTGTTTCTTCACCATCAACACCTGGAGCATATTTGTTCACAGAACCTGATGATAGATTTAAATTTGAAGAAAATTTAGATGAAGAAAACAAGATAAGAGCGGAAAGAACAACAGGTATGAGTAGTGATTCTATTGACAAACAAAAAGAACTAATGAAAAAATTGTCCTCATACCTTGATAGATAAGTTTTATTTATTATATTTTTAAAAAAAAACTTATGGAAATGGATGAAAAATATTTTGTAGCAAGAATTACAACTGATGTTGTAGATTCAGAATCAGGTAAAGTAAAAAAACAAAAAGAAGAAAAGTTGGTTAAAGGTTACAACCCAACTGATGTGGAAGCAAAAGTAACCAAAATTTATCAGAGTTATTCACAAGATTGGAGAATAACATGCATTGTTGAAAGTAAAATTGATGAAGTGATAGAATAATAAAACAATTTTCAATAATACATCAAAGGAGGGGTTTCCCTCCTTTTTTGTTTTATCAGGTATTTATGGAATATGAAAATTTCAGTTTCAGAAACACAATACCAAATAATATTAGAATATTTCAAGAAAAAAACTGACCCTGTTGCAGAACATATCCGTCAGATGTTACGTGCGATATATAAACCATTATCAAAATATGGTAAATTACCAAATCCTGATGGTAACTGTGACACTAACGAAGGTGTTATCTATGTGTGGGAACACATTCCTGGTGTAGACCACTGGTCGGTCTTAAATCGTTTTGACACCAACACAAAAGTTAGAGATAAAATAAAAGAACTTTTCACATCACAAAACCCCGGAACAGAAATAACAATTAATAATCTGATAGATTTTATTACAGATAACAAAGATGATTTGTTTAATGGGAAATATACCGAAGAACTTGTTAACCTTAACAGAGCGACAATTGATAAAGGTAATCAAAATGAAATGTTTGGAATAAAAATCCTAAAAGATTTTTTTGGTTCAGACACAAACATTATCAGATTCTGTTCAGGTGATGTAAGAGACACAAAAAAAGGTATGGACCTTATGGTTGAAACAAATGGACAACAAATATTTGTTCAAGTTAAACCTTTCACAAAAGCAACAAGTTTTGTTGATAGAGATGGTGACACCTTCTTTGAAATTGCTTCATACGGTTTTGACCACACAAAATATTCAGAAAAAAATGTTCAAGTATTTCTTTACGTGAACATAGAAACAAATGAATATGTGGCGTTCTCAAACAAAAAAAGTAGAATCAAAAAAGAACAATCAAACATGACAAGATTCTACGAACCGTATCTCATGACCAACATTCAATTTGAAGGAAAAACAAAAACAAAACAATATAGAAATAAACCATTAGAAGATGATTTATTTAAAATGGGTGAGAGAAGACTTCAAAATTTAGAATTTAGGAAGTCAGAAATTGACAAACTTATTGAATTAGAGAAACAAAAATTTTTAAAAAAATAAAAATTATTTTACGTCAATTACGTAAGAATTAATTTTTTTTTAAAATTAACAATATTTATATAAATAAAAATAACAACCAAAAATGGCAAAAGAAAAATCTTTAGTAGAAGAAGCTATACTCTCAATGAAAAATCTTGAGGAAGCAGTTGCTAACAACGCAAAAGAAATACTTGCTTCAACCATGAAGCAAGAAATTAAAGAATTAGTAAAAGAATCTCTATCCGAACAGGATGAAGAAGAGGTTGACACAGATGTTGATATGTCTGACGATGATGATGAAATGTCTATGGATATGGACATGGAAGATTCTGAAGAAGATATGGATACAGATAACGAAGTTGAAGACATGGCGTCTCCAATTGACTTAAGAGGAAAGTCTAACGACGAAATCATTCGTGTATTTCAGTTAATGGGTCCTGATGACAACATCATTGTTACAAAAGACAATGCTGGAAATATCAACCTAAAAACTAATGAAGACGAATATATGATTGTTGGAGAATCTGAAGAAGATAGTTGGAACAAAGAAGAAGAAATGGAAATGTACATGGATGAAGAAGATGAAATGGACATAGACCCTGAAGAGGATATGGACATGGATGATGATGAATCTATGGAAGATATCATCAATTCTGTTTTCAACAACGATGAAGAAGACCTTCCAGAACCACCTGAAGAGGAGAGACCTGGTGGAATGTTCTATGAAATTGAAATGGACGTAGAAGATTTAGAAGAAGAAGATGATGTTGTATATGAAATCTCTTTAGGAGATGATTCTGATTCTGAAGATTTAGAAGAAGAAGACCCGTATATGATGGAATCTAAAAAATCTAAAACTCCTAAGACAGGTAAAGCGTCAAGTTTCAAGTATAGTACAAAACCAAATATGGACGGAGGATTCGAAATACCAAAAAGAAAGAAAGCAAACACATCAATGGGTACAGGTTCAGCTAAAAAAGTTGACGTATACAAAGATGATGAGACTCTTGATGGTAAGATGAAAATCGTTAAAGGTAAAAAGTCAGAAACAAAAGAAGCGTCACGTACTTATGGTAACGGTTCTAAATCAGGTCGTGGACTAAGAAAAGGACACACTCCTAACAGAAATTTAGAATTCCCAATCAAAGAAAGCGTGTACGGTGAAGAAGTACAAGTTCTTAGAGAAAAAAATGAAGAGTACAGAAAAGCACTTAACGTATTCAGAAACAAACTAAACGAAGTAGCTGTGTTTAATTCAAACCTAGCTTACGCAACTCGTTTGTTCACTGAACACTCAACATCTAAACAAGAGAAAATTAACATCTTGAAAAGATTTGACGGTGTAGAGTCTCTTAAAGAAT